AGATAGAACTTTTGTATGTAAATTTCTACAGTTTAATAATGGACAATTATTTGATGAAATTTATCATATGGCAGCAGATATGGGTGGTGCCGACTTCGTTTTTACTGGTAAAAATGATGCTGACATTTTAACAAATAGTATGCAAATTACTATTAATGTTTTGTCTGAACAAAATAATTTAAACACTAACCTTAACATTAACAAAACAAAAATATTTTATGCAAGTTCAGCTTGCGTATACCCAGAACATAACCAGTTAGAACCTAATAATCCTGACTGTAGGGAAAGTACAGCCTATCCTGCCAATCCGGACAGTAACTATGGTTGGGAAAAGATATTTGGTGAAAGAATTTTTTTAGCATATGCTAAGAATTATAATATGCCAGTGAGAATTGCACGATATCATAACGTATACGGTGCAGGTTCAACTTACTCAGGTGGCAGAGAAAAGGCCCCAGCAGCACTATGTCGTAAAGTGTTAACTAGTAATGGCACAATAGAAATCTACGGTGATGGTAATCAGACAAGAAGTTTTCTATATATTGATGATGCAGTTGATGCCACACTTGCGTTAATGGAAAGTGATTACCATCAACCTATTAATATTGGCAGCGAAGAAATGATATCCATAAATAACTTTGTTGACATGATTGCCAGTATTGAACACAAGCAGATTGAAAAAATTCATCAGCCTGGACCATTAGGTGTTCGTGGTCGTAATAGTAATAATGATGTTATACGATCAGTATTAAATTGGGAACCTAAAATTAGTTTACGCGAGGGAATTACTAGGACGTACCTCTTTATTCAACAAGAATTAAGTAAACGGGCAAATAAAATTTGACACAATATGTTGATTTGTTTATTCTATATCTAGTATAAGCAAATGGAGTGTAATATGAATATTCGTATAAAGGCTTTCCTTCAAGTTGTAGGTGTTGCGGCTGCCGGCGTAGGATCTATGTTTGTACTCAATTGGATCACCCCTAAGTACGCTACCCTAATTTTCGCACTAACAGGTCTTGTCTACCTTATGTGGTGCATGTATAACATCCGCTTACTGTCCTTAAAGCGTGGACAAGACGAAATCGTAGATATTCTTAAGAAATAACAAAGCCGTTGTAAGGGCTTTTACGGCGTTTTTACGAGGTCACGTAAGTTATTGATTCTTAACGCCTTTTAGTTCTTGCATTAATTCTAGTTTGGGCGCATAATATCTATACAGTCGAATTACGGAGTTATTATGTTTATTAAGAATTTTGGCATGTTTACTGACGCAGGCAACGCCCTTGTTTTGGGTGTAGTTGAGACAGCCAAACGTGCTGATCTTGATTGGAACGAGGTCATGGACTTGCTCTATGATCTGGGTACACTTGACGGTTTTGAAGAGGCTACGGATACTGAGGTCCGTGAGCAGGTTTATATGGAGTTGAGCAATGGTCGATAAGCGTCACGGCAGTCCTTATGATCGCGGAGCGGCTGATAGTTATTATCGTCGGGATTTTAGCCCTCACTATTATCTGGGCGACACCTATCGTAGTGAAGTGATTACACTGGTCGCAATGACTGGTAAGGAACTTGAGGAGTATGCTCAGGGCTACAAGGATAACGAAGCAGCGGGTAACTTCAAGGAGTGGGAATAATGGGTTATCGTATTCTCGGTCAGCGTGAGGAAAAGTTCCAGCCCCGTAAGGGTCTTGAAGGTCCCTTCTACTACCCGTCAGGAGCGGTGTTATACTATGACCCCAAGGCATGTCAGTACTGGGATCCTACAACAGACTTTTATGTTGAAAGTGAGGTCGTTGCCAATTTTCAACGTGAAATTTTTAATATCGTAAGTCGTTAAATTTTGGATATAAAAAAATTGAAATAACATTATAAATGTTATAACATATTTCTATCGTTTGCAATTGAGGACTCTTTATATGAAGATTAAATACTCTCGGAGCAAGAAAATGAAAAAGCCAGACACCACCTATATTGCCATTGACGTATTGGCGTGGGAACAGTCTAAGAAAAAGGTTACGTCTGATCAACGTCCAGTAAACGTACTGGATAAGAAGCCGCATGAACACGATGCCAAAACTTTAGAAGATTTGGTGTTGGGTTTTCTTAATGATCCTATTGGTAAAGTCACCCTTAAGAATATCAATAAGAAAACTAAAAAATTGTGCCAAAAAGGCAACAACAATTATGATAAGTTGGCAACTTATCAAAAGATTCCATTGCGTAATCTATTGAGTGCATTGGCCGTACAACGTCCACTGTCTTATAAACATCTTAAGAAAATTCTTGAAAAGTGGAACGATCTCAAGGTACAGTATGTAAACGTACTTAAAATAAAATTTAATGGAGTTTATTACTATTATGTAATTGACGGACAGCACACCGCTGTTTGTTATGGTGTGCAAGCGTTTCGTGGCTACTACGATGTTGAAAACTGGCTTGATGTTGGCGTCAAGTGTCAGGTTGTGGAATGCGATAACTTTACGTTTGCGCGTGAACACTTCCTCGGCATTAATGGTGGCGACAAGTTGAAACTAGCACACTTTGATAAGTGGAAGAACTGGGTACTTGCGAAGCGCCAAGATAGCCCCAACGATACCACATTAGATACGTATGAAGATGCGTATGCGCAACAGGTTATTATGGAAAGTTACGGAATTATTCCTCGACATGAAGGTAATGAAGAGGATAATGGTAAACCAGGTTCATTCACTCGTACTGACCTGTTGAAGGACATCAACGAAGATGAACTGCATTGGTTGTGCCGTGTACACCAAATTAACTTTGATGATCGTGAAGTTGACTCAATGGAAGTCGATCCTATTGTTAATTTGTATAGCAAGATTAAAGGTGAAAAGTCTCTTAATAATGGAGAAGTCTATGACTTTGTTGTGGCACTTGGTAACATCATTAAAAATGTTGCAGGTAGCCCGGCGCAATTCCGTGTATTGACGGCTAACACATACAAGGAATGGTATAAAGAAGCATATCCGGAAGAGCGTAAAATTCCTAGTACTCCGGGTGATGCAGAACTGGCTCTCATGCTTCAAATTTACTATGAGGCAGGCGGCACGTTTAATCGTATCAGCAAACGTTTTCTTGATGACTATGAAGAATCTGGGTATAAGTTGTTTCATGCACTTGATCAAAATCTTCAGGATCTAATTAAGAAAGTTGGCTAATGGAAATCGTCAGTCTTTACAATGCCGAAATTATTGATCTCGGTAAGGTCAGTCTTAACAAGATTGGCATTACTGAAGATTTTGATAGTCGAGGTACTACTTACAGCAAGGGCGGAAGGAAGGTAAAATTTCACTTTGTTGCCATCCCACGCCCTGGCTTGAGTGACGTTGTTAAAACAATTGAAAATGATTTGAAGATTGAATTAAGTCCGTACTTTGAAAAGTTTAACGGTATTAATAGCACAGAGTATATTGATCCTAAAAAGCATAAAAATATGAATCTCAAAAATCTTGAAAAGATTACAAGGGAACATATTGCACGATATCCTGGGCGAATTTTTATCGTTAAAAAGAAATGGTTACCCCTCACGCTTGATACAGAGGACCTTAAGAATTTTGTACAGAATGCACTTAAGTATCCCGACAAATATCTAGAAGGTTTCTAAAACACTTGTTTTATAAGGCCTCTAGGAACTGTAAGTCATTGATTCTTAAAGCCTTTTAGTTGTTGACCTCAGGGTCAGTTTTGTCTATAATATCTATATTGACTGTTAACTAACGGAGTATATATGTCAGTTGTTCTTGTTAAGAGTGGGTCGTATCGCAATGTCCCTGTGATCAATACCCAGTTTAAGTTGGTGAAGGGACTTCAGAGTGGTAAGACGGGCAACTGGATTACTGTTGAGAACGGTGGTCTGTTCCCTAATCAGAGTTCGTTGATTCGCATCAAGGTTGAGAATCAACACGATTACGAGTTCATTGGTGGCGAGGCACCTGCAGAGGTGACTCAGTTTGTCACAGCACCTGTCGTTCAGGAGACTGACGAGCAGGCTATGGATCGTATTGCTACACGTTTCGCGGTGCTTGATGAAATGGCACGTGCGACTACTAATGGTGGCATTCGCGCTATGATCGTCAGTGGTCCTCCCGGTGTCGGTAAGTCATTTGGTGTCGAGCAGCAGTTAGAAAAGGCTAGCATGTTTGATCGTCTTGCTAATCGTACACTCAAGTATGAGGTGATCAAGGGTGCTATGACGGCACTGGGTCTCTATGCTACATTGTTCAAGCATAGTGACAAGAATCACGTATTGGTGTTCGATGATTGCGATAGTATTCTTATGGACGATCTGTCGCTTAACATTCTGAAGGCCGCACTTGACAGTGGTAAGCGTCGGCGTATCTACTGGAACAGTGACTCAAGCATGTTGCGGCGTGAGGGTATTCCCGATGCGTTTGACTTTAATGGTTCGGTGATCTTTATCACTAACATCAAGTTTGATCACTTGAAGTCTAAGAAGTTGCAGGACCATCTTGAGGCTCTTCAGTCGCGCTGTCACTTTCTTGATCTGACGATTGATACTGATCGTGATAAGATGTTGCGTATCAAGCAGGTGCATCGTGATGCTAACGGTGGTCTGTTCAGAGATTACGGGTTTGAGGCTGACATGGAAGATCAAGTGTTGCAGTTCATGTGGGACAACAAGCCCAAACTGCGCGAGTTGAGTATGCGTATGGCTCTTAAGATTGCTGATCTGGTTAAGATTAGCCCCGACAACTGGAAGATGTTGGCTGAGTCAACTGTTATGAAGCGGGCTTGATACTCCGTTACCCGCTAAGGCGAGAGGGTCGAAAGACCCTCTTTCCTTTACACTAATATTAGATGTGATAAAATAATATGATGATAACTAAAAATGATTTAGTTGCCTTTCTTACAAAAGGATTTATTCACGTAAGTAGGCAAGATTATTCTTTTTTTATTAACCTTTTTAAACTAGCTGAAGAAGGTAAGGTTACTACTGGTCAAGATAGTTTACTGAATAAACTAATTCTTAAGTATCAAAAACAATTAAGCAAACAGGGATATGATAAAGACTGGTTACAAAATTTAAGTTGGGAAAAACAATTGGTTCAAACACTTGATTATTTTAAACAAGCACATTTAAATTTAGTAAATGACAATCTTATACTTAAAACACCCTTTTCAAAATCTTTTATTAATGAATTGCGATCAAAACAAGAATACAATACTTTTGAATGGGATCGAAAGAACAAACAGTATGCAAGCCCATCTACAACGTTGGCATTAAAAACTATTCTGCCTTTACTCCATAAAAATTTTGAGCAAGTAATATTGGATGAAGTTCTACAAAAGACAGTTAAAGATATTCAAGAATATGAAAATTTAATTTGGAATCCTACACTTGTAAGAATACATAACCATTACTACATCGTAGCATGTAACGAACAAATTAGTCAACAGGTAACAGATAATATACTTTCTAATAGTGCAGAATGTGTATATTACCTAAGTAGATTAGGTGTAAAAATTCATAACTCAATAGGGGAGTCAGAAGAACTTAACTTTGCTTCATCATATAGTTATGAAATTGATATTAGTAAAATTGATGATTTAATTTATTATATTAAAAGTATAAACGTAAAAACCGTTTGTGTGGACAATCAATTTAAATATACTCGCGGTCTTTACACTGAGATATGTGATAAGTTACAAAATGAGGGAATAGAAACGTTACAATTAACTCCTGATATATCTAAGGATATGCCTATTTTGTTACAATTTAAAGGTTATACTAATTCAGATTTTAACCCACCAAAAATTATTAAAATTCAAAATAGTAGACCAATTTTAGTCAAATGAGAAACATCAAATGTCAACGGTGTGATAAGGAATTTATTTGTAATGGTTCGGGTTACGATTGCTGGTGCTTTGAAAAGCCATATGTTAGATTGGATGATACTGACCAATACAAAGATTGCTTATGTGAACAATGTCTGATAGAATTACACAATGCGCGAAGCCAAAATAATAATTAAAGATGAAGTCAATTGCAAAATCGAAGGTCTAGAATTAGACTGTAGACGAGCGTTGATGAAAAAGTTTGAGCATGAGATACCTGGCGCACGTTATCTGCCTGCGGTCCGTCTTGGTAGATGGAATGGTAAGGTAAGTTATTGTAGTTTGGCAGGTAGCACATACATCAATCTGATACCCGATATTGTACCCATACTACAAGAATATGATTACGATATTGATCTTGTAGACCTGCGCGAATATCAAACTTCATATAGTTTTCAAGAAATCACAGAAGATAGTTTTAGTGACAAGGTTTGGCCAAAAGGTCATACACAGGAAGGTCAACCTATTACATTGCGTGACTATCAAGTAGAGATCATCAATAACTTTTTGAAGAACACACAATGTATTCAAGAAGTTGCTACAGGGGCAGGCAAGACTATCATGACCGCTGCATTATCAAAGAGCGTAGAGTATTATGGTCGTACTATCGTCATCGTGCCCAACAAGAGCCTTGTCGTACAGACTGAAGCAGATTACATCAATCTAGGACTTGATGTTGGTGTCTATTTTGGTGATCGTAAAGAGTACAACAAGCAGCATACGATCTGTACTTGGCAAAGCCTTAACAATCTATTGAAGAATACTAAGGCAGGTGAGGCAGAAATAAACATTAAAGAGTTTATTGAGGGTGTGATTTGTATTATGGTCGACGAGGTGCATATGGCAAAAGCTGATGCACTTAAGTCATTACTTACAGGACCATTCAGTCAGATACCTATACGTTGGGGTTTAACTGGCACTATACCTAAGAGTGCATATGAGCAGGTCTCATTACTAGTATCATTAGGACCTGTGATCGGTAAACTTAGCGCAGCAGAACTACAAGAGAAGGGCGTATTGGCTCAATGTCATGTCAACATCATACAGATGAAAGATGGTGTAGAGTTCACAAACTATCAAAGCGAATTGAAACATCTATTAGAAGATGAAAAGCGATTAGACAAGATAGCCCAACTTATTGATAAGATTAAGGATAGTGGTAATACTCTTGTTCTTGTTGATCGTGTCAATGCCGGACGAGAGTTAGAGTCACGTATCAAAGACAGCGTGTTCATATCAGGCGAGACTAAACTCACGGAGCGTAAAGAAGAATATGACGAAGTTAAGACTAGTGATACTAAAGTTATTATTGCCACTTATGGAGTTGCTGCTGTGGGTATTAATATCCCTCGTATATTCAATCTTGTTCTTATTGAGCCCGGCAAGTCATTTGTCAGAGTTATCCAGTCGATTGGACGCGGTATTAGAAAAGCGGAAGACAAGGATAACGTAGAGATTTGGGATATCACTAGCGATTGTAAATTTGCCAAACGCCATTTAACACAACGTAAAGCATTTTATAAGGAAGCAAAATATCCATTTACACTTGAAAAACTTGACTATTAAAAAGGATAGTAGTAAAATTACAACATGAGAATACTAACACTAGATAACCAATCTTATAATTTAGAAACATTGCCTGAAGAAATTGATGATATGCGTTTTGCTATTTTGGATAATAGCAATCCACAAAGTGTAGATTATCACTACATCCCACTTATCTTTTTGGAATCATTTAACAGTCCTGCTCTTGTATTAAAGGTTGGAAAATATAAAATTAAAATGCCACTTGACTGGCAAATATTGATTGGTGAAAAGGAACATGGTGATCTTGAAACACTACCATTGAGTAGTTTGAATGATCGCGGATTTAGCGCATTTGAATTCAATCCATTAAGTTCATTTAGTCCAACGTTTCAAACTGTAGAGATACTTGATATCTACAATGACGTAACTTGGTATAGTCCAAGATTACGCAATGGACAATTCTTATGTGTTCCATTGAACGATCACCCTAAACCACAATGCGTTTATTTCGTAAAAGAAATTAGTCGCAATTGTGAAATCGTAGACTACAATCAGGTATTCTAATGAAATATGGTATCAAAGTTAAGATTAGTATTGATGAAGAGCTATGGGTTGTAGATATGAATTTACAACCTAAACTTTATGAGAATTATGAATCTGCCCATAAAGATATAATCTTTTGGGGACCTAATGCTAAAGTAGAAGAGTATGGCGAAAGCAAAGACACCAACTGACGAAAAGTTTACAAATATAGACTTTCCACTTTTTGAGGCATTAGAAGCCATCGACAAAAAAGACTATGGGTACTATGATAGATTAACTTTAGAGCAGCGTAAAAAATTCAGCGCCTATATGATGTTAATTTGGGCTAGTAGCGTATCAGGATCGCAGCAAAAAGAAATTCTCAAATCAGTTGCTAATGTAACAAATATACATTTCTTTAGTGAGAATATAGGCAATAATCCAAAATTACAATGGTTATTATTGTGTGCCTCTAGTATAGGTAAAGGAAAACAATATCACCAATGGGTGCCACATCTAGAAAACAAGGTTGTAAAACTTCATAAGAAAGCATCCTATTCAGACGTTAAAGAATATTTTAAAAAAATACATCCTAAGGTTGACGATGAATTAATTGTTGAACTGTCAAAGTTATATGTAGAGCAGCAGCATCGTAAATTTTATCTTGCTGAAAAGTTTCCTAACTTAAAATTTGATGAAATAGATTTATTAAATGAACTTCTTACTGATGAAGAAATCGAAAAATACGAACGAGAATACGGCAATTAAACATACTTGTGAATTCTGTGAGAAGGAATTTGTAAGAGAAAAATCATTAATTGCTCATGTTTGTGAACCAAAGCGACGATACAATGATCGTGAACGCAAAGGTAACCTTATTGGTTATCAAACATGGCTAGAATTCTATAAACGAAATACTGCTGGTAAGAAGAAACGTGACTATATGGACTTCATAAAAAGTTCGTATTATACTGCCTTTGTTAAGTTTGGTAATTACTGTGTAGAGGCAAACGTAATAAATGTAAATAAATTCTCTAACTATCTAATTAAAAATCAAATAAGTATTGACAGATGGGCAAGCGATAAGGTATATACAGAATTCGTCATCAATTTTCTAAAGGACGAAGATCCGTTTGACGCGGTAGCGCGTAGTATTGAAACAACTTTGGATCTAGCAAAAGACGATAAGATACCTACTAAAGATGTATTGCGTTACGGCAACAGGCATCGTATCTGTTATAACATTACAAAAGGAAAGATTAGTCCATGGATGCTTTATCATTGTGAAAGTGGTGTTAACTTTCTATCTGGTTTAGATGAAACGCAGGTAAAAATGATTTTAGATTACATACAACCTGAAGTATGGGCAGCTAAGTTTAAAAGATATCCAGAAAATGTAAAAGAAGTAAAAGAATTATTGCACAGTGGTGGTTACTAATGAAAATGAATGATTACAGAACTATATTGACAGATGGTCCTGGTTATAAAGTGCTAGAAAGTTTTGTACCTAGATATTTAATTAATGATTTTAAAAAACAATTAGGAAATTTATATCCTGTACGTGCTAGCAGTAGTAAAAAAGTCTATGCTGAACGTGATGGTATTAAGAACCTAGAAGATATTAGTGTGTGGTGGAGCCAAATGGTTGATGATTTACCACAAAGCAAAGCAATACAAAAACTAATTGATCCTGTCATACAATCGCATTTTCCCGGGCTTAATATGTATGCTAATGACGTTGTGTTTATTAAAGCAGGTAGTACTTGGGTCAACCCCCATATTGATACACCACATAGATTTAAAAAATTCAATATGGATAAAAGGTTACTAGGCATACAATGTATTGTGTCACTAGACCATATTGACAAAAATAGTGCCAGTACTGGATTAGTCCCATACAGTCAAAAGCGTGATTTTGAAATTGAAAAATGTTATCAGGGTATGTATGATCGTTGGTTTATGGAAAACGTTGTGCAACCGGATATGCCTAAGGGTAGTTTATTGTTTTACAACTGTAGGGTATTACATAGCAGTATGCCCAATCCAACAACATTAGAACGGCCTGCGTTATTGTTTAATTATCTTGATCGTAATATACTTGAAGAAGTAAAGTCTATGGATAATATTTGGACAAGCAATGGTAAACGTTCCTAAAGATTTTCAAGACTTTGATGACGACGATAGTGATTTGGAGAAAAGATTATCGCGTTTTAAGTATTGGTCTAACTTAAAAAATCTTAAATTAGAGTTTTACGATGAAACTCAAAGTAGA